GAGATACAGCTTCGTTTTCAACACTTTCTAATGCTTTTGCTCTTTTAGCACCATTGTAGAAATTCATTACGTCTTTTATCTCTCTACCTATGTCAGCACCTTTTTTTCCAGTAATAGTTATCATACTACCACTCACATCTACTGTATGACCTAATTTCTCTAAGTCTTTTTTTGCTTTCATCATATCAGACTTATTTCTTTTATCAAACTCTACACTTACTTTTTTCATTTCATCAAGTTCAACTTCTTCTGATACAGATGGAACTAAAAGATAATCTCTCATCTTGTTCATACTAGAAGATACAACTGCAAGTTTGTTTGTCCACCATGAAGGAAGGGAATCTTCTGGATTTATAGTTTGTAGTTTCTGTAACATGTCTTGTGCATCTTCAATAGTAGTTTTGCACTGACGAATAGCAGAGGAGACATCTTGATGGCCATCCTCATCAATTTGTGCATTTTCTTGTAAAGGAGCCCAAGTTGTTTTTCTTGGTTTCATTTTACTTGGATCAAACGCTCTCGCTTTCTCCAATAATTCTGACATTCTGACTCTACTCATTTTTATTATCCTTTCATTAAATCTGTTACAGATTTTTTAGACCAAAACTTGCAAGACCAATATCCTGCTGTAGTTTTATCTTTTTTCTGATCGCAATTATGTCTAGCTCTAAATGCTTTTCTTCTTTCTGGGTCATCTCGTTTGATTTCCATGTTTGGATCACCAAATTCTACTTTGACCACATTGCCTTTATCGTTTTTAACATAAACTTTGTATTTCTTAACATCGCCTTTTGTAGGATTATTAAGTTCTTTACCGCTATTCTTGTCTGTTTCTGTTATTTCACCCCAACTATTTAGGGATTCTGATTGGTTGACATCAAAGTCAGCCTTTAATTCTTTTGGTAGTTTACCCATAGCAACTAGTTTGTTAACATATGTCATCAAAGCTTTTGCATCTACTTTTGTATTATACTGTCTAACTGCTCTACCAGCAAGATGAGCATGTGTTTTTTGTGGTTCGTTTCTTATCAAATTTGCATAGGTTTTAACAAGAGCGTCATAGTGTTTTGGATGAGTCATTTTGTAAATTTTATCAAATGCCATTTTTGCAAAAGTTTTTTCATCTATGCAATCATCACAACAATCTTCTGCTGTTGTTTCTTCTGGAACACAATTAGGAACTTGTTTTCCACCTTTTGTTTTCATACCGACTTGCTTGAAACCATCCCAACAAGGATTTTCTTCGTTTGTTTTACTTTTGTCTTCTTCACCAAATGCACCACCAGTTCCTAGAACCTCATGTCCTTTTCGTTTCTTCTTTGGTATCATACCAAAATCTTCACCACGAACTTGTTTTGCAAGGTCAGCATCTGCTTTCCCCCAAGTTCCAGCAGATTTGGTAACAAAAGAATTAACTCTTGCAAATGCCCATTGTTGGGCAGTAGTGCCGGGCCGATGTCCTGTCTTGTATGCAGCCATTCCTCTGTCATATACTTTTTTTAGAATACCATACGGCATACCAGATTTCTTTGCTTTTGTTACAAGTCCTTCAATCTTTTCATCTAACTGATAAAATTCTAGTTCTTCATTTTTTGATAGATATGCAGCAATCGCCATTTCTTTGCGTTTTTCTTTAGACTTACCTTTAAACTGTGGAGAATCAGACTTCTCGAAATCTTTGATATAATCACCCATGTCTGCGTCTTTACCAAGAACTTCATTTATTTTAGAAGTATCGGTTGCCATAAATGGGCCACGCTTTAATGCTTTAAATGATATATTAGTTTCATTACCAAAGATTTCTTTTGGATGAATAATATTAAATGTAACCATTTCAGTTGAGTTGTTAATTTTTACCAACTCCATGTCTATTTCTTTATATACTTTACCTTTAAATTTAAGACCATGTGCAGTTACAAGTTTCTGAACCTTACCACGAGAATTGACTGCTTGTTTTGCTCTTGCTTCATCTATGGGTTTCTCACCAAACATCTGTTTGAACTTTTTGGTATGTTTAGATGGTTTAGTTGTTGCAGATGCATCGCCTGGCGCTGGCCCTGATTTCTTTTTATCAAAGTGTCTTGCACGAGCTTGTTTAGTAGACTTAGCCATGGTATCACCTTCAGCATCTTTTGCATAATACTTTGCTGGTTGAGTACCTTCTCTATCTTTGATATCTTTATCTTGTTTTACTTCATTTCTTAATCTTGGTTCTCTACGATTTTTAGATGGGTCTTCCATTTTCAAATTAGAGGGGTCGTTATTTAGAGGATTATTATCTTTATGTCCTACATCTTTACCCTTTACTGCTTTGTCACCCATAAGTCTACGAGCTTTGTTTCTAGAAGAACGTCTTGCAATCTGTTCTGGTGTTCCTTGATAATTTTCGTATTCTTTTTTGTAATCTCGTTCTACAATATCGTGTAACCAAGTCTTATGTACTTTTCCATCTTCGGATACAAATGTCAAGTAGTTTGTGCCTTTATTAATAACTTTACCTTCGTGACCATGAGCTTCTACAATGTCACCCACATTCCAAAGTTTACCTGTAAGATACAAATCTCTGAGTGTTTCAAAGTCTGTCATCTCACCCATATCTCTTTCTTCACGAATACCTAAATTCTTGCGAACATCATTGTAAAGTTTTAGTGAATCTTTAAAGGTAGATGGAACACCAGTTTTGAATAAATCGAAATCACCATCAGCAGCTGCAGCTCGCATCTTAGATGCAGACATACCAGATACACCTTCTGAATCTGGGTCACGTTCTCCAGCAGATACAACTTTGATATTGTCAAAACCATAAAAACCATGTCTAGAATCTACACCATTGTACTTATTGAGTAGAGTGTTAAACTCTGTAACTCTGTCAGAACCAACAACCATTACAATAGAACGATGTCCTTTTTTATGTAACTCGACAGCTGCTTCCAGAGCAGTTCTTGATTTGCTTACAATGACATTGCTTTTATACTTTGGAAACATTTTCCTCATATATGCAATTTTTAGTGTGTGTGGTAGTGGATCTTTCTTAGCGTTTTGTGAATGTGATGGATACACATACATCATAGAACCAGCGTTCTTAGATTGTTGTTTTGCAAGTGCATCTATGAGTTTTTCGTGACCTGTTGTTGGTGGATTAAATCTACCAAAAGTGAATACAGCTGTATCACCACGAGCCTCTACGATATCTCTAAAATTTTTCATTTATCCCATGCCTTTATTGCGGTAAAGTTATTAAACGAGAACTCCATTCTGTCCACTAGTTTAACAGCACCACCACTAACCCTATCAATCGCAACATAACCCTCTGGGTTAGTTACTTTAAATCCATTTGCGGTCTTGATAAAAGTATTTGTCAATCCCTTTACACTATTTAGTTTTTTTACAATTTGCATTTTTGCATCAACCAAATAATTTTGAAATGTGATTATTTGTATTAAGTTGGTAGTGTGTTTCTTAACTTCTCTTACATATTCTTTCTGTATATTCTTGTATTTATCTTTTCCTTTTACACTCTTTGCTTTATCAATTTGTTTCTGAATTGACATCTCAACCCATTTTTCATATCCTTTTGCATGAGCTTTGGGATTAGTAATCTTTTCTCCAGCACGAACCTTACTGTTATTGTATGTTTTGAGAGATGCACCAGCAATTGCACCTGTCATACTTTCCTGTAGATTAAGAAACTTCTTTAGTTGCATTGAGTTAATCTTTTTAAAAGTAGAACCAGTTGCAGAAAGTGCAGCTGTTACTGATTCTGTTTCTTTTGAGTTCATTGTAGCACTACCTGATACATCTTTGTAAGTTGCATCATCCATCCATACTGATGTTGGTTTAGATAATCCTTTAATATCTGCACCAAATGATGCTTTCATATCCTGTAATGCTTTACCTGTGTATGTTGTATGCCATACAATACCAATCTTTGCTTTGTTAATCTGTTTGCCAATATCTGATGTGGGGTCTACAGCATATACGATTGTGTTAGGTTGAAATGTAATGAAAGACTTTCCATCAATTTTTTCACTACCTTTATCTTCTGATGTAAACATCAAGTCGCCTTGAAGTACATCTTTGATACCTAACTTGGAAAACTCTGCAAGTGCTATCTTGAACTTACTATTCAATGAACCAGATAGTCCATCTTCATCAATCTCTGCGTTTGTCTTATAGAGTTTTGGAGTTGCATTAAATACTGATTTTTTTGCAACAAAAAACTTACCATCTTCTGGGTCAATACCAGCGAATATCGCAGGCGCACCATCCCACTTGACAGTCATGTTGATTGAAGACCGAGCATTACCAGCAAGCATATCTCTTAATGAACGTAGGAAGTTGATTGCAGCTCTACCACCATCAACTCCATAGTTAATGATTTCATCTTCTAGATGCTCTAGGTGTAAATTCTTACCACCCTTGTCTTCGTTTAGTTGTTTAAAATTTAACATGATTATTAAAACTCACCATTGGTTCTAATCCCATGAATCTAATTAAAGCTTCCCAAGATTTACTAACAACATTTTTCACTTTTTTCCAAAAACCTTTCATCCAATTCAAAGCTTTATTGATAGCACGTTTAAATATATCCATAAAACCTTCATTGAGTAAGTCACCATTTTGCATTTCTTCCTCAACAATCATTTTAACACCCAATCCAACAGCAGACCAAAAAGTATAATAACCAGTTTTTCCTTTTGGATTTTGTGGAGATTTTAATTGAGATGATGTGCTCTGTGTTGCTTTAAATTTTACATCTGGTTTTACCTGTTTTGCAATTTTCTTTACATAAGCATCGGACATAGTTGTAACTTTATGAATATTAGCAGTGCCTTCATAGTCAGTTACAAGAAAATGATCAGCAGTTCCTAAACTATCTCCAAATTTAATTTTACCTGTCATTGCCTCAAATGTAAATGCTTCTGCAAATGCAGCATTTCCTTTAAAAACTTTTCTCATGTCATCTTTAAACGCATGATGTGCGTCATCTGCGTTTTTTAATATTTCTATTTCTGCAAACTTACCCATTTGTTTTAATTGAGTTTTGTTACCTTTGATACCTAATTTTCTCATATCAGTACTGGGCAAAAGATTATTGATGTGTTTACCCAAATTAGAAACAGCTTCATTTAATGACGTGCCAGATTCTTCAGCAGCAACATAAAAAGTTGCAGAGGCTTCATTAACACCACCAGACATAAGTTGAGCATCACCTGTTTTTAAAGATATTCTTTTGTCACCAATCATAAGATCAGTTTTGGGTGTTAAAGTTGAACCTTTAGCACCAGAGGGAAAATATTGATTCCACCTTTTAGTAGCTGGATATGAATTTTTTGGAAATGCACCCTTACCACTAAGTTTCAAATCAGTAATAATTTTTTTACCAATATCTTCAGAATTAGGAATTAGTTTAGACACAAATGGTTCTCCACCAGCGGCAAAAACTATAACCTTTTCCATATCATAAGCTGCAGTAGTATCGCCCATTACAAGGAGTTTTTTTTCTTCAGTAAATTTTTCTTCGTGTTTAAGTTGACGAATAGATTTTCGTAATGACATACTTCAATGGCTCCATTTACATATAGTTTATATTTATGTACTATTTATAAGAGGTTAA